TCCCAAATTTGAATGTGTTTACAAATATTCCAATTCAACATTCAAATTTTTAGTAAACAATCCCATTCGTGAAAATTCAATGGCTAATGTTTCGGTTGACGGAATCAACGTTCACGAAAAAAATATTGACAGAGTGTCGAATCTGATTTATCCATTTATTCCAAAAACAGATAGCGATACGTATATAAGCGGAATTAGTTCTGGGAGTTTTCAGTCCAGTTATATTTTTGGTGATATTCTAGTGGGCACTTATAATGTTAAAAAAACAATTGCCAAGGATTACATTACGAGTACAGCCCATCCAATGGTCGATTCGTTTCGTAATGCGTGGAAAAAATACCGACCACTCAATGCTGATTTCGATTTTGATAATTTTCCAATTCCATGTTCGTATCATATCCTCCCTCGCGAACTATTTGGTTCGGGAATTAAAAAAGGGAGCGTACAAGCTGGATTCTCAATCGATGATGCAGCGGGAACAGATCGAACGGGATATTCAGTCGCTCAAGATTTGAACAAAGATGGAGTTCTCCGGGTAACATCGGATTCTCTAACCGTATCGTCGCTCGTTGGACAGAAGGTTGGTTACGTTTTATATGACGAGGGTGTTATTCTGACATTTAGTGCCAGTATTTTGGTACAAGATGGCGGCAGTGTTTACATTCCACAACTTACCAGTGCGCCAGTGTGGTATTCCGGTTCTTCGGTGAAAGATTACAATTGGTCAATATTTGGCGACGATAACGCATGCGAATCAACTCGTTGTTGTTTTTTAACCTTCAGAGGAATTAAAAAAATAAACAATTTAACCATGATGTGCAACGCTCCATCTGGCAAATTAAATATTTCCAATAATCCAACTTTTATCGAAATAGATCAAAACCTCTTTTTGACACAATCGTCGTATTCGACATTTGTTGAAAATACAAACCTTCGAATTCAAAATATCGTTTCATCTTCATACAACACAATTGAAAATTTTGAAAAAGAAACATATATTTCTGAAGTATATATTTACGACGAACACAAGCAGATAATTGGAATAGCAAAATTGGCTAATCCGCTGAGGAAACGCGAAGGTGACCAGTATACGGTCAAAATTTCGTACGACATCTAATGCAAATATCAAATTACAGAATGAAAGAGTTGATTCAACAAAGTTTACTTGAAGCACTTCAGGGTCAAGTAGATTCCTTTGATAGTCCTCTTTCATCCTATCAAAGTCCATTAACAAACAAGATTTCTCGTGTTTTACTTGTTACTGCTGAGAATTTAGCGTCAACGATGCAAAAGGTAGCAACAGGGTGGAAGAAAATTTCAACTGGACCACTGGACAGTAGACGAATCACCCAATTTAGAACCGCATTAGATAAAATTTGGGATATAAGATTAGCCCCCTTATTGAATACTCTCAGACAAACAAATTCGTTAGATGCTGACGAACAAATGATAATGAAAAAACAATTTCCAGAATTGGAAAAAATAAAAGTCGAATTGCAGAATATCCTAGAAGATATTGAAAAATCCCTTTTAGCAATTAACGAATTACCGCAATTTATCGATAGAAGGGAGATTCAAAAAGCCAAACAATCCGGGCAACAAGTCAATCCGCAAGAAATCGAAAGGATGATTAATGTGGCAGCAAAGGGTATTATCGATTCTTTGTTTGGTAATATATCTTCTGTTTTCAGTGTACTGAAAATGTCTCGCGGCTTATTTCAAAAAGTTGGTAATGCCCAAGTGAAAGTAGGCAAACCTGTTCAGTCTTCTCACTTTAATCAACAAACTGGAAAAATGGAACAATCTGGCGTTTTTAATGTTTTACAAGAACTAGACGACGTGGTAATTAAATACTATTCCGCCATCGAAGCGATGTTCCACGCTTTTCTTGGAATAGGTAATGATTTACAACGTGGTCAGGTTGACATTGGACAAGAAATGTTTGACATGCCCGAACCTTCTCGTTCAGACGACATGAGTACAGACCCGCACTACAGAAGACGCAAAAAAGACGATTTATATCGTCACAAAAAAGCTTTAAGAGATTTGTTTCCAGGTGAGGATAGATTTGTCGAGAAAATCCCAGAGCACACCTTTGACCGAGATGCGTTCATTGCCTTTATCAGCGACAGGATGCCCGTTGTAAATGCCACAGACGGCAATCCGAGTAGTGCAGCTAAGACGCACCCCGCAGAAGCGAAGAAGGCTCAGATAATCAAACAATTGCAGAAACAAATTGACGCTCATGAAGACCACATTTCAGTGATGTTCGGCGACGCAAATTCGCCACCTCCAGACCCAAATATGCTCAGAACAACGGCCGCCAAAAGAAAACTTGGATTAAGAAACAATCCAAATCTCGGTATATATGGTCGTTTCAATAAACACATGTTCAACACTTCAACTGGACAATATAAAATGCCAGAAGTTAAACCTATGTTTTTAAACATGCTTCGTGTTAAAAAATTGTATAAATCTGAATTTAACAAAATTCTTTCCGATTTAGAGAATTATCCCACATCAGACCCTAAATCGATGAAACAATTTTTCGCAGATGAAAAGAAGGAAGTAGAAAATGCATTACAATTTTTCGCTTATGCGAAGATTGAATTTAAGGGATTGATAAATTCAATATTGACAGGTAATTCATCGACTCAATCATCAAATGACATCGATTCAATCGCGAATCAAACAACGGCAAACAAACAACAAAAAGTTGCAGACAGACAACGTTATTATGATATTTTCAAGAGTTTAGGATGGTTACCGCAAAACACTAGCGATCAACCACCAAGCTGGCTATACTCTCAGTAAGAGGTGGGTAATGATACTTGGTTTGGATATTTCGTCAAATGTAATTGGCGTTACCCTTATGGATTTAGATGGTACAATTATTGAATTGTCGTATATTGATTTACGAACAACGACCAAAGCTAGTAAGGCTAAATTTCAAGACTTGTTTGATAAACAAAAGTATTGTGCAGAATGGTTTGAAAATTTTAAAAACAATTTTCTCAACAGTCATCAAACGATAACACAAATTCACATCGAAGAAGCTCTTTCGAAATTTACTCCAAATTTCTCTTCAATCAATACACTTTGCGTTTTGTTCAAAATGAATTTCGCTTTATCATATGAAGTGTATAGAATTTTCGGAATCAAACCTGTATATTGGCATCCGAATACGGTCAGAAAAATGAATGGGTTAAAAATTCCAAAGGGAAGTGATACCAAACAAATGGTGTTTGATTTCGTAAAGGAAAAGTTTGATTTTTTCAGGCACAAGGTACCTGATGATTTACCCAAGTCTAATCCGTGGGTTGACATTGCAGACTCCATTCTTATAGCTCATTGTGGAGTAATACATGGACCGTCTAATTCAAATAGTGGACACGATATTGGGGCCGCACTTACAACAAAAAAACGAATTCCTGTATCTGTGCCCGGCATGCCACCATTACAAAAAAAAATTAAGCGTAAACTTCGAAAAGAACCGATTTAAATGTTGGGTTTGTGAATATGCGGCCAACGATATTCTGAGATTAATCAAGAAGTACGGAACCTTTGAACAGGTTAAGGTTTTTCAGAGTAACACTCACAAAAACAGTTCGCACATTCTCGAATTGATTGATGATTCTGTAAGAATCGAACGAAAGGTTACAACGCATTTGCCAGCAGAGTACGTATTCCTTTCTGTATCGAGGAACAGACAAGCGCTGGACGCTCTTTTTGAAAGAGAAATTTCCGTAGAAGACATTTACAAATGGAAGATTGGATTTTGTAAATCTGGCAAGCATTGGGAACGATTAGTATTTCCATCATTCAACGCAAATGGTATTTGTAATTACTATGCAACTAGAGCTGTAAGTCCAAAACAAACTGTTCCATACCTCATTCCAGACGATGTTTCCAAAAATGACATCATCTTTAATGAACTAAACATTGACTGGAACGAAGTGGTTAAATTGACCGAGGGTGTCCCAGATGCAATTAAAATTGGAGACAACGTAATCCCCTTAATGGGGAAATCCCTCGCGGATGATTCGGAGGTTTTGAGGAAACTGTGCATTTACGACCCAACCGTTTGGATTTGTCTAGACACAGATAGAACCAAAAAGGGTTACGTCAACAGGTCAATCAAATTAGCTGAAAAGTTGTTATCATATGGATTAACCGATATTTGGATCATTGATCCATTTCCATTTAAGGATTTCGGAGAAATCCCTAAAATTCTAATTCCAGAATTTATGGAAAATAAAAAGAAAATCAATAGTAAGTTCGACCTCTTGTTTTTGGAGTTAGAACAAATGGAGAATTCACTTTGACACCTCGATTCCTTCTTATATCAGACCTTCATATTCGCAATTACGCTCGTCACGACGAGTATCGTGAGTATTTCAAGCTTATTGACGAAATGATAACAAAACTTCGTCCACAGGTCATCATTTTCGGCGGCGACTTGGCTCATTCTAAAACCAATTTATCTCCTGACTATTTCGCTATGGCCAAATTGTTCTTGGAACATTTGACCATTAGTTGGAAACACATTCATGTCATAATTATCCCAGGTAATCACGACTGTGCCGAACGCAATCTTGAGAAGTTGGACGCTATCTCTCCGGTTGTGGATTTCTTTAATCCGGGCAAGTACCATTACCTAAAGGAGAGTACAAATGACCTCAGATTCTTTGAAGATTCCTTGCGAAAATTCGTTATTCGACCATTTTCTATCTTGGACAAACAAAATTGGAGATTTGATAAAAAAGATATTACTGATGATGAAATTCTTATCGGTTTATACCACGGTCCTCTTAAGGGCGCAAAAACTGACTTAGGTTACATCTTTGACCACGCGGAAGATTGGCGTAAATTCAAGGAGCTAGATTTCCTTTGGTGCGGAGATATCCATTCTCATTATTTTTATGATGACGAAAAGAGGTTTTGTTCTATTGGTAATCCGATTCAACAAGATTTCGGAGAAAAGATCGAAAAAGGATTGGTAACTTACGATATCACCGACAAAAACACTTTTGACGTTCAATTTCATCCATTACCAACGTTGTATCCTTATTTCCAATTTCATGTTGGACAAAATATTGAAATTGGAAAACAATTTGAAACAGCTAGGTTGAAAATTGTCTCAGATAGACCTTCTTTAGAAACACTCGATTATGTTCAAAATCTAAAAAAAATGTGGCCAAAGTATAAATCTTTGGTGGTAATCAACAAGGCTAACAAGTTTAACACTGAACAAAATAAAAAATCATCTTCTGTTCTTACTTTTAACGAGTACATCAAGGACAAGAGGAATTTCGAAGGACTCTCCAAACTCCACGATGCGTACGTTACTCAATTAAACGCACCTGATGTCTCAAGTAATTGGTTTGTTAAAAAGTTAATCTGGTCCAATCTCTTTTCGTACGGAAAGGATAATCAAATTGATTTTGAACAACTAAGGGATAAGAGCGTTGGTATCTTTGGGGCCAATTATTCTGGTAAAACTAGCTTGATTGATATCATTTGCTTTTCTGTATTTGGTACGTGGACGAAACAGTTCGTCAAAAACATTAATTTCATCAATGACAACGAGAGTGTTGCCGAATCCAAAGTTTTCCTTGTTGTAAATAACAAACAGTATTCGATTGTTCGAAAGTTGGAACGAGTAAAGAAAGGGAAGAAGGTTGACTGTTCGAATAGTATAGAGTTCAGGTGTGAAACTGATGATGTCAATTTAAATGGGGACACTTTACCAGAGACGCAGGCAAATATCGTAGAATTAGTTGGAACGATGGAAGACTTCTTACTGACCTCCATCTCAACGCAGTTTAACAATTTCTCACTTATTGACGAGAAAAACACCAAGCGTAAACAATTCTTCTCCCGTGTCCTCGGTATTGACATTTACGAACAAATTGCTGGTTTGGTAAAGGATGATATCAAGAACGTTGAGAATGATTTATTAAAATTGGATTTCAAGAGTGACCATGGTAAAGATGAATTACAAAAGACAATCAACGAGAAGGTCGAAGAAAATGGAGACCTGAGTTGCGACCTTTCTGATTCGATCAAAAACGTTGAGGACATTAATAACATTATCGAATTCTTTAAGAAAAAATTGAATGAAATGGTATTACAAAAACAAGAATTACAATTTTTACAAAGAGAAAAAGAAGGAGCAACGAGTAAACGTAATCGTTTAATGATCGAGATTGATTTGTTATCCAACAGTGTCGCTGGCGTTGTTGAGGTTGTTGGTTTTGATAAACTCAAAGAAGAAAGGATGAAAATGAATCCTTTGTTTGAACAAAATGAAATTAAGACTTTAAAAAAAGAAATAATAACAATCGAACAAGAAACTTGTCTTTTGGATAACGTTCCTTGTAAAAATTCGTTTCCAGACTGCAAATTTCTTGTTTCTACAAATACTAAATTAAAAAACCTTGATTCGTTGAAAGAACGTTTAACCAATTTAATTCAAGAGTTAATTCCTAAACAACAAAAATTTGATCAAATATGCGAGGAAATTGCAGCAAAAGACAAACAATATGAATTGTACAAAGAAAATGAAAAAATAATCAAAGAATTAAATTCTAAGAGAATAGAATTAGAATTAGTGTCTTCGTTGGATTTTGATGAACGAATTGTTTCGATAATTTTTGACCCCGATGAATATGAGAGATTGGAAATGCAAATTGACGAAAAAAAGAAACTTCGTCAAATTTATGACAAAATCGGTCAAGAAAAAAAGATGCAAATTGCAAGCAACAAAAGAGAGATAGAAATTTACTCTCAATTGATTGAAAAAATGAAATCGAACGAATCCAAACAAAGGCATCTTCGTGGACAATTGGATTTGTTGAGGGAGTATTCTGAGATTGTTGGTAAAAATGGAATCATCATGGTTATTCTCAAGAACTTTGTTCCAGCAATTTCCGACCTCATGAATTCAATTATTTCAAATTTTACCGAATTCCGAGTGGAGGTGAAGATCGAAGAAGAAAAAAACCTGGAAATTTACCTTACAGATGAAATTTCAACACGTTTGATAGAGACAGGCTCAGGTGCTCAAAAAACGATTGTTTCTTACGCACTCAGGCTTGCCTTGATGAATTACTCTCAATTGTGTTCGTGTAGTCTTTTTATTTTAGACGAGCCCGGTACATCGTTGGACAAGGAACACCTTGCTCGGTTCTCGAAGCTGCTAGAAATGATTAAGTCAATCGACAAAACGATTCTATTGGTCACTCACATTACAGAACTCAAAGAATGCGTCGATGTTCAATTCACAGTCGAAAAAACAAATGGATTCTCAAAGATAATCGCCTAATTATCTCAGACACCCGCTGAGGATTAAAAATGTGGCTAAAACGACAATTCTAACAAAAGTTTTTGAAATTTTAAAAAAGTTCTTATCACGCAAGCTGATAGTTTGGGTAGTGGCAACTGTTTTTTTTGCAATGCATAATCTCGATTCGTCTGAATGGTTTGGTATTACAATGACCTATCTTGGAATACAAGGTGGTGCAGACGTAATGACACGTTTTCGAAACAAAGAACCAATTTCACAGGAAAAAAAAGATGGCTAAAGTTCTCTCTTTCCTAAAAGCAATTCCCGTTAAAATTTTAACCGCGATTGTGTTTATTGTATTTGGAGTTACATGGATTCTGTCGAGCGTTTTTTCTGGAAAGAAAAACGCCGTTGTTCAAAAAAAGATGGACGAAGTATTGGATAAAATTGATAATAAACGAAACAATATCATTGTAGATAAAGTTAAAATTGAAACCAAAGCCGAAATAAAAGTCGAAATTATCAAAAACGATGATGAAAAATTCAATACAGAAATGACCGAAGCATCCAAAATCGCTAATAAAAAGAAAAAAGTGGACGAATTGATTCGAATTCATAATCAAATCAAAAAAGAAAGAGGTAAGTGATGAATAATAGATTTATAGCAGCACTTTTGTGCTTTTTTTTGTGTTTCGTATCTTTAAGAGTAAACGCTAATCCTGTAGGTCCATCAATTGAAGAAATTGAGAATTTTGATAGTTTTTATTTCGGTTCAATCAGAGATGGGAAATATTACGATGGTGTTTTGATTTCCATTCCCGAATACGAACGTTATATTAGGGTAGAAAAAGAATTGGTAAACACGGAAAAAATGCTCTCAATTGCCGTCGAAAAAAATGAGGGATACAATTTACTGCTGAGTAAATGGGATTTATTATCTCAAGATATCAAAACAGACATTAACGATATCAAGGTGGAAATGAGGCCGTCATTTTGGGATGAGTGGAAAGCTGAAATAGGATTTGCTAGCGGTGTTGTCTTGACTATATTGGTTGTAATAACAGTTCAACAATGAATTATGAAAAACTAGAACAGTTGGAAAAATACTTTAAAGATAGGTTCAATGAGCCCATGTTCAGGGTAACTGAAAATATCAAGGCTGCTCAGTTTATGATCAATTTAGATGAGAAGATTGTTTCCGAAGACCAACAAAAAGACGGATATATCCTTACGACACCAAAAAGAAACACTTCAATTTTTCAAAAGAAGTGCAAACAATGTAAAAAGTCGGTGTTGAAAAACATTGACCTTTCGACATATTACAAACATAATTACTGTTACGAATGTTTCGTATTAAATGGGGAGAAATAAAGAGCTATGACTGACAAAGAAAAGGGATTATCACGAATTGAGCTGCTTGCAGCAATAGCGACTTCCGCATATAATAATACAGAATTCCTGAACTCAAAAAAGCACTTAGGACAAGACGACGAAAGCGAAAAGCCATACTGGCTTCAATGTCAACTAAATCAGGCAATGAGAGTCAGAATGAGAGATAACAAGATTTTTTGCACCTACACTGTTGAAATTTCAAACCCATTAAGATTGGATTATCGACACGAAGCGGGAGTTGATAAGGCTTTTTCTGATTTCGAATCATATCTAAAAAAGGGATATAAAGACATTACTAACAAATCTTTAACGTTAAAGAAACAAACTGATATTGTCGAAGAAGTATTGCTCGTCAGTGCTCGTAGGCAAATTAGAAAATATACAACAGGTTATTCGATTGGTGGAATTGAGTCCATGGAAGACCAAGTCAAAAAAGAAACAGAGGAGTTGTTAAAAAAGGCAGTTGACAAGGCTAGCCAAATGACAGTCTTCAAAAAAACTAAATAATGGGATTGTTACAAAAACTTACCGGAAAAACAGACACAGCACCATCAGTTATTCCAAGAGACAAAATTGCTTACGAAGTTCTTAAATGCAAGAACGATCCAGTATTCTTTGCCAAAAACTTTGTATTCATTAAACACCCGAAGAGAGGACAGGTAAAGTTCTCTCTTTTTCCGTTTCAAGAGCTTGTACTAAAAGACTTCTTAAAACATCGTTTTAATGTAATTTTAAAATCTCGTCAAATGGGACTAACAGAATTAATGGCCACATACATTTTGTGGTATTGTCTTTTCAACAAGGACAAGAACGTTTTGGTTATTTCAAAGAATCGCGAAGCCGCATCTAATCTAATCAAACGTATCAAATATTCATATAAAAAATTGCCAGAATGGTTAAAAATTACCAAATATGAAACTAATAACGTATTTTCATTGGAATTTGATAACGATTCAAGAATTTACGCAGCAGCATCAACGAATGACGCAGGACGTTCTGAGGCTTGTTCTTTGTTGATCGTAGACGAAGCGGCATTCATTCCAGGCTTAGAAGAAGCTTGGGCATCACTCTTTCCCGTTGTATCAACGGGAGGAGAGGTTATTGTAAACTCCACACCATTTGGTACGGCTGGACAATTTTATGAATTATTCACTCAAGCACCAGCGAACAATTTCAATCCAATTGTTTTGAATTGGGATTTGCATCCAGAACGAGATATGGAATGGTTCGAACGTACAAAGAAGAGTATCAATCTTCGTAAATTTGCTCGTGAGTACTTGTGTTCGTTCGAATTGTCTGGAGATACCGTTTTAGATTCAGAAGATATCATGAGAGCGAAAACTTTCATAAAAGAACCAATCAGCAAGGAAGGTCTTGGGGATAAACTTTGGATTTGGGAAATATTTAACCCTGAACATCAATATGTTATCGGAGCAGATACGGCGCGCGGAGATGCAACTGACTACTCGACATTTGTCATATTGGACGTTACGAGTGGCGAAATCGTGGCTGAATATCGAGACAAAATCAAAGTTGACAAATTCGCTCATATTTTACATCACGTTGGAACACAACTATATGGCTCAAGTCTTTTGGTTGTTGAAAACAATAACATGGGATTAGCTGTGTTGATGAAGCTCATCGATTTAAGATATCCTAATTTATATTGGCAACAAAAAGGTACAAACACATACACCGAAGGGTTTGTTGATTTTGATGATGACAAGGTTGTCCCTGGCTTCACGACAACCATGATGTCTAAACTTTTGATTATTGAAAAACTCGAAGAGAGTGTTCGTCTTGATAAATTCGTAACACATTCAACGAGAATGATGGCAGAATACGAGAACTTTGTTTACGTAAACGGAAAGCCTCGTGCTCGTGTAGGAGCAAATGACGACTTAGTAATGGCATTTGCAATTGCTTGTTTCGTTGCTGACATCGTCTTCTCTTCGAATAGAGATACGTCGGATTTGAAACTCAATCTTTTAAGTCGACTAATCATGACAGAGAACAGAATCTCTGGCGCAGTTCGAGGCGAAACTGGTTTCGACCCACGTAAAAATCCATACATTTTAGATATGAATGACCCATATCGCGGAGTAATGACGAACGGTAGTGGATTGGATTTCAGGGGGTTGACGGAAATACAACCAATTAAACAAGAAAGTGAAAGAAAAAATTCATTTATCACCTTTCTGGGAAATATCTAATGAGCACACAAGACTATCTTCAAGCAAAATTACGTTCTAAACGACAATCAGAAAGAACTGTTTATAATCCAATGAATTCGGTTTATAAAAAATTAACCAAATTCTTTTCTGGTCCAATTGTAAAATACAAAGTTCCAGACGTAATCAGCCCAGAAGGCAATTTTAACAATAGAGCACGAGTCAATCCAGATGGCGTTCCGTTGAAACGAAGGGATGAATACCTAGATTTCAATCAAATGACAAATGAAAAAGCATTACAGGTTTTACGTATCGAAAGAAACGTGGATTTTAATGCAATGGATTTCACACCCGAAATTAATACCGCACTGGACATTTACGCAAGCGACATCGCATCTTATACTGAATTTTCAGAGATTTTAAAGATTATCACCCCAAATGAAGAAATTAAAGAAGTCTTAAAAACTCTTTTTTATGACGTTTTGAATATTGAAATGAATTTGTTTGGATGGGTACGTTCGTGTTGTAAAAATGGAGATTTTTTTCTTTTCTTGGATTTAGATGAAAAACTCGGAATTACCAGGGCAGTTTCGTTACCCGCTCTTGAAATTGAACGTCTGGAAAACGAAGATCCTTCGAACACAAATTACGTCAAATTCCAATGGAATAAAGAAGGAATTACATTTGAAAATTTCTCAATTGCACATTTCCGTATTCTTGGTGATGATAAGTTTTATCCATATGGAACATCAATTTTGGAAGGTGCGCGTCGTATCTTTAGACAATTAAACCTGCTTGAGGACAATATGATGGCTTATCGTATCGTTCGTGCTCCAGAACGCAGAGTTTATAAAATTGATGTCAGTGGAATTGAACCAGACAAAAGAGAAGCGGCAGTTGAGAAAACAATCAATTCTTTAAAGAGAGAACCAATTGTTGACCCATCAACGGGCCGAATTAATCTGAAGTACGGAGCGGCGGCAGTCGAGAACGATATTTACCTACCAATCACAAAGGGTTCTGAGACTTCGGTCGAGGTCTTGGCCGGTGGGCAAAGTGTTGGCGACATCGATGACGTTAAATACCTACGCGACAAGCTATTTTCTGCACTGAAAATTCCGGCCTCATACCTCTCCAGTGAAGGTTCGGGTGAAGATAGAACCTCATTAGCTCAAAAGGATATCGTATTTGCACGTACAGTGTTACGCATTCAAAATTCAATCATTGCCGAATTACAAAAGATTGCAATGATTCATCTTCTAACGTTGGGATATTCTGGAAATGATATTCTCAATTTCAAGTTAAAACTCAACAATCCATCAAGAATTGCTGAAATGCAAGAATTGGAACAGTTGAAAAGTAGAACGGCCGTAGCTTCATCACTAAGTGAAGGCTATTTTTCAAAGAATTACATTTGGAAAAAAGTTTATAGTTTGAATGATGAAGAGATTGAGAGAATGAGAATCGAAATCCAAGGCGATTCTAAGTTTAATGCTTATCTAACTAGCCTAGAATCTTCCGCAATGGGTGGTGGAGCGATGGGTGGTGGTGGTAGCGGTGATGCCTTGGGCGACCTTGGTATCGGTGGAGATGGAGGCGCTGGAATGATGGGAATGGAAGGTGGTGGTCCGCAAGACAACAGCCTTTTAGTTACCCCAGAGAATGATGGTGGGGGAGACATGGGGGGAGATAT